ATTTTTTACAGCCCCCCAAGTATTACTAATAGCCTTAACTGGGTTTAAATCACCAAGACCAAAAAACTCGGGTAAACCCGTATGTGGATTAATTGTTCCAGAGCCACCCATTTGCTTTAGCATATGAGCTTCTTGTGGGTTAATATGAGCAACTATTGTGTCGCCCATTCTCCCGTACTGTGCAAGTTCCTTGGCAGCCGATTTAATTCCTACTTCACCACCCTTAGCATATTGATACTGATCTAAACCACCGCCAGCGAATCTAGGCATATCACCAGTATATGGGCTAATAGTAGAATCATAATCAGAAGAAATAACCTCTTTACTTACAGGCATTTGCGTAGGCGTAGAAAACTGAGTTCTATCCATTTGGCTTTGTGGATACATTCCAGTCTGCACTTGTGAGGCATCAGTTTGTGGTGGGGCAATCCCAGGTTGTGTAGGATTCATAATTAATGCCTTTTAAGGTCAATTTGGGTTGATTTTATCATGTATGTGTGCCTGAAACAAAGGTTAAACTTACCATAGCAGAAGGAATTGCTGGTACTGGGCTAGTAGCCGCAACGGGGGTTAGTTTGATATCTGTACTAGAAGTAGCCCAAACAACCTCTATATAGGTGGCTGTATCTATATGAAACACATAATTCCTTGATACTGTAACGCTTCCAGTTAGACCAGTTACAAGGGTTTTGCTAGCTGTTTGTGGGGCATCAACACCACTAACCCTAAACCATGTATAAACATAGCCGTCTGTAGCGGTAGTTTTTTGAAAGTTTAACGTAGTCTGTACGTTGTAAGTACCAAAAAAATCTATTTGAATCTGAGACTTAACGGATGGATTAATGGTAACGCCATCCCCTAAAGTATCCGCTGCATCATAATTACTATTAAAGGTAACTGGGTATGCTACTGAAGTTGAGGAAGCAGACTGTAAAGTGGTATCGTAAAAAGTACCATATGGGAATGTTAAATATTTACCGCCAAGACGACCCAGAATTGCAGAGCTATTGTTATCGTTTTGAGTAAGGTAAAGCTGGATAACCTTAGCAAACTGGTCTTGATGTTGCTTCTGATACTCTATTGGAGCGACTGGTAAGTTAGGCGCAATTGTAGGGCGTATTGTTACTGGTAAAGTATTGACAGCCATTATCTACGTCCGTCAGGCTTAATGTCTAGTCGAGGTGATCCAAGTTGCCAGTTAACACCTAACTGCCCACCAGATCCAACCTTAAATGTTAATTCACGACCACGCAATCGGGTGTATAGCTGTTCTGTAAACTTTTGAACTTCATATGTTTTAATTGCATTTGAGTACTGTTGCGTACTGTTAATAGGATCTACAACTGATTTAGTAAACCCAGTTCCTGGAAAGTTCCGTGGGGATACTTGGAAGTATGCCGTTGGGTATCCATTATTAGATCCGCTAAAGTTAATGTCGGGAATAATGCGCCATACATATCCAAAGTTATGACCGTCACCAATATCAAAGTCTGAGGATGAGATAAAGCAGTCAAACGGCTGTGGAGAAGCTGTAGAGTTATCATCTACTCCATTCTCATGGTACAGGATTTGACCAGTAAACTCATCCCCAACGGCGGCTAAAGGCCATTGTTGCAACGGGGAATCCAGCCAATAAGTACGGCTTAAGTTACCGTAATACCAGATACGTTCTAAATGATTGTAGATGACATAACGATCTACTACTGGAATACGTCCAGCTTGTGAGGCTGCCTGTACTTCATCGTTAGATACATAGTACCACCAGACTTCATTAAAGCCTTCATTAGATCCAGAGACAATTTGATACCGCTGGTCAAAGCTAATATCATCATAAATGTACTGACGTAATGAACATGGTAATGTTGAGACTACACCAGAGTAACTATAGAACTTATCTGTACCCATCCAGTATGCTACGTTATTAACTACAATAGCGGAGTTAGGACTCATAATGGAAATGTTATCCATCATCAAGTTAAAGCCCCAAACATAAGGAGGCCCAAGATACTGCATAGAATACAGGGCTGAATCAGTCCAGATTAGAATCTCTTGACGATTACGCTTGGCTTGCATAATATATGAGCCATTAGTTAAACGTTGCTCACCAGCCTGATTAGTAATATCTGGAATCCAAACATTAGGATCTTCTTGATTTGACCAGCGAACTAGCATTGGATCAAATGTATAAGTAGAGTCGCCGTAAGATGTAGCTCCCATAGCAATTACAAAGCGGGATACATCTGATACTAATACTTGATTTGTATATCTAGGAGCATCATCTGCAGTAGTTCTAAGTGGTACAGCCCTAGCAAATGTAGAAGTATTATTAATCCAATAATAAATCTCTCCACCGCGAGGGGAAATTAATAGGTTTTGACCGTAGTTATCATTAGTCCATAAACGCAATTGCTCTGCTACACCAACGGCTCCAGAGGTAGGATATCCCCATTGTGTTGTTCCCAGGTATCCAAGTACGCTATATACGATCACTGGCGCTGGAGTGCCAACAGCAGGGCGATAAGCATGATTTACGGCGGTAGAACCATTTGTTCCACGAGTGCATCCTGTAAAGCTGGTGCTTGTTTTGCCTGTATAAGTAATAACCTCAGCATCAATAATAATTGTTCCTGTAGCTGGAAATGATGTAGTGCTGTCTACGTTAATAGTTGTAGATGTAGGATTAAGCAAAATCCAAGGGGTTGCTCCAGATGTATAGGCTAATGTAGCACGATAAGTAGTAGCAATGTTTACACCGTTCCATACACCAGCACCAAAACCGTTACCTGTAGTTTCTGCTGGAAGACCAATAGGAATCTGATATGCAGCCCCAACAGTACCACCACCCGTACCACTTCCAGTTGGCGTTACGCCAGTTGGCAATGTAATTTGATAAACAGTTGAGCTAACAACTTTAGTAATTTGAAATTCTGTATTAAGTTGTGCCGCAGATAATCCATTAAATCCAGTAGCGCCAGAAAATGTAACAAACTGACCAGCAGAAGTTGCATATCCAGCATCAGTTACTGTAACAACTTGAACACCACTAGTTGTTGTGAATGGGTTACTTAACCCAGCAGAAGTATGAATTATTGGGGTAATGTCATAGTATTGGCTTCGATTAATGTAGTACTTTAAATGAGTTCCTACACCAATAAGGTTATTACCAGCCAAGTCAACCCAGTTGATTAGGGCGCGACATACGCCTTTGTAGAACTGACCAGGGAACGCCCTAGCCCATCCACCTAGTTTTTCTGGGAATCCAGAGCGAAAACGTACTTTATCGCAAGACCACCAGCCACCTTCATTAGAATAGTTAGTGCCTTCTCGGTTTACACCTGGACGGAACTGCAACTTTTGTAACATATGTGCTATACTCCTGTAGAGCTATTAATAAGGAGAGTATTATGTTTGTTTATATTTGGAAACACAATGAAACGCCTTTCTACGTTGGAATGACAAAAGCTGCTGGAAGAACCAATCCACTTAATGCGGGGGGTCGTGGTTGGTTGTGCAAACAAACTCTTGCAAAAATTGGGCCTAAGAATGTAGTTGTTGAGCTTCATATTGTTGACACCGTAGAGGAAGCCCAAGTACTAGAGCGTAGTTTAATTGAAAAGTTTGGAAGAATCCAGCTTGAGACTGGAACATTAACAAACTTAAAGCCTGGTGGAGATGGTTCGCCTGGTATGTCTGAGGCTGGTAAATTGGCTACAAGCCAACGTATGAAAGAAAATAATCCAATGGCTAACCCTGAAGTGCGGGCAAAGCTCCATGCTCGCATGAATGCTCCAGATGTTAAGGCTAAATTTACTGGTGATAACAATCCAGCTAAACGTCCAGAAGTACAGGCTAAGATACGAGCTAAATGGGCCGATCCAGCATTTAAAGAAGCGCAACGCCAGCGCAAGTTAGGAAAACCAATCCATTCTGCAGAAAGTAAAGAGGCTCGTAAACAAGCTCTTTTAGATCCCACCCATCCAATACACGCTTTTAATGCAACACTTAACTC